ATCTGGTACGGGCCGCGCGCTCGGCCCGTACCAGATCCACCGGGCCTACTGGCTCGACGCGACCGAGCGGCATCCGGCGCTCCGCGCGCTCGGATACCAGTCCGTCCGCGATCAGGCGACCGCGGAGGCGGTCGTCCTCGCCTACCTCACCCGGTACTCGCCGGCCTGGGATCTCCGCACCGTCGCGCGCATCCACAACGGCGGACCGCGCGGCCACAAGAAGACCGCGACCGTCCGGTACGCGGACAAGGTCGAGGAGGCCGCGCGATGAAACCAGACGAATCCCTCACCAGAGAAGGCGCGATCCATCTCCGTGCGCGGTTCCGCGCTCGCCTCGAGCAGCTCGAGGACCATCATCCGATCGCCGCTGCCGAGAGCGCCGTCGACCTCTGGAATGCCGTATTCGCGCTCGACGACCTCGGACTCCTCGGAGGAGGCGAGCGCCACGACATGGAGCGCGAGATCCTCGCCGCGTTCGACCGAGCCTACAAGCGGTCGCGAACCTCGGGAGGTGTCGCATGATGCGCGTCTCCACGATCCACGGCCTCGCCGTCGAGCACTCCGTCGAGACGGGATGCACACACCAAGAGGCGATCGTCGAGGTCTGCTCCCGACACAACCTCGCGGAGATCCCCGAGATGCCGGTCGCCGTCTTCCGTTCCGGCGCGGTCATGCCGCTCTCCGCGGTCGAGGACCGCGCGCGGCTCCGGCGTCACGCCGAGCTCCTCGACCTCGGCTTCGAGTTCTCCTCGCACTATGCGCGGCTCGTCGCCGCCAGGAAGGACAGCACACCATGACGCTCTACCAGATCGCAGACGATCTCCGCGCGCTCGGCGACCTCCTCGCCGAATCCGCCGGCGAGGTCACACCGGAATCAGAGGCCGCGCTCGCGGAGTTCGAGCGGGAGATCGAGACGGACCTCGTCGCGAAGGTCGACTCCTACTGCTCCCTCATCCGGGAGCTCGAGCAGCGCGCCTCCGTCCGCCTCGTCGAGTCGACTCGCCTCCGCAAGCTCGCCGACGCCGACAACGCCGCCGCCGAGCGGCTCCGCGAGCGGCTCCGATTCGTGTTCGCGGAGCGAGGGATCGGACCCATGCAGACCCCGCGCTTCCGCGTCCGTCTCTCGAAGAACGGCGGCAAGGCTCCGATCCAGTTCTCGCCGTGGGTCGCGGAGGCTCCCGAGCGGCTCCCGGAGGAGTTCCGATCGCCGCTCTGGAAGGTCCGCACCGACGCGATCCGCGAGGCGCTCGAGGCCGGCAGGCACCTCGACTTCGCGAACCTTGGCGACCGGGGAACGAGGCTCGACATCCGATGATCCGCAGACCGCACCTATCACGGCGAGTCCTCGATGGACTCGCCTCCATCTCCGCGAGGACTCGGGCGACGACCGATTCCGAGTTCGCCGCGCTCCAGTGGATAGACCGCGCGCGCGACTGGCGCGCGGCTACAATCGCGCCGCTCGTTCCGCAGGACGCGGAGTCTGTCTCCAAGAGCGCGAGGGCGGCGCAACCCGCCGCCCTCGCAGGAGACGAAGGAGGAGACGCATGACAGACGACAACGCCCCGGCCGACCAGGTCGGCACCGTGATGCGCAACATGAGGGAGGACGACCGCGTTCTCGTCTGGCTTGACGGGAAGCGCATCGGCGAGATCTTCGTCGCGCGCGTGCCGCACGACCTCAAGATTCGCGTCGGCTTCTCGTTCGAGCGGAGGTTCAAGATCTCGCACCTCGACGCGGAGGCGAAGCCGTGAGGATGCGAGTCGTCCCGCCTCCCTCTCTCCTCCTGATCGGCGGTCCGTTCGCCGGCGACCGCCGCGCCTTCCACGGCATGGCGACCGAGATCGCTGGACAGGCCTACACCGTCCGCAAGCTCACCGAGTACCGGAACGAAGGCGACCGCGTCGAGAAGCGCATCGCGTACCTCGCGATCCACTCCTCGATCCACCACGACAAGTTCCGAGCGAACCGCGCCGAGTACGCGATGCTCCTCGCCGACGACGACTGGACCCCGTGGCAGCGCATCCCCGGCGCGAAGGTCGGAGGGAGCCGATGATGTCCGCAGTGGCGAAGCCGACCTACCGCGACACCTACTTCATCGGAGGTCCGATGCACCGCCAATGGTTCGCCGTGCCGGACACCGCCGACGACATCGTGATGCGGTTCTCCTCCATGCTGACCTTCTCGCCGCTCGGGCGCGACCGCTACACGCGGCGGAAGTTCGTCAGGCTCGTCGGCCTCGAGGACATCGAGGTCGCGTACCTCATGGCGCACGAGGACTGGCTCGACGAAGACCTCCCGGCGTCGATCATCCCGGATACGGCTTGGCGCAAGGCAGAGGACGAGGAGCTCGCGTAGGAGCCGGCGAGCGTCTACAATCGAACAAACAGCGGCACGACGCCGCGGAAAGAGAGACGGACATGGAAACGAATCAGCAGCGAAGAAGGAGCAAGCGGAACATCCGGCAGATCGCGTCCGGGCCGCTCGTCGCGATCTCGAAGCCGGTCGCCGGCGGCGACCGCGACCTCGCCCTCCTGGCGACGGTCGCGAACAAGCTCTACAGCCACACCCTCTACAGCGACGAGGCGAGGAAGAACTACGGGCCGATGCTCGTCCGGAAGGCGCGCGCCGCGGGAAGCCTCCGCGAGCTCTCGCGCGAGTGCGGACTCTCGTCGGCGTACCTCTCGCTCATCGAGCGCGGAGAAGTCGTCATCTCGCCGGCGTCCTTCATGCTCCTGACGCGGTTCTGCGGGATCAAGGCGGAGGCGTCGAATGTCTAGCAAGAAGAAGAAGAACAATACATCGCCGTTCGCGATGCCGACCGAGATCGTCGCCGAGCTTCGGATGCGAGCGGCGATCGAGCAGGTCGGAGGAACGATCTTCGAACGCGCGGCCGACGAGATCGAGAAACTCCGAGACGATATCAAGAGAAAGACCATGGAGAACGGAGAGGGATGGCGGCAAAGATCGCTCTATCTCAAGGCTGAACTCGATCGCTATAAGCGAATGTACGCGCGGTCGTGCTGCCGCGACCTCTACTCCTCCGGAGCGATCTGGAAGATCAGTCCGAATCCGATGCGCACAGACGGCGTATTCGTCGTCGAGGACTGCGAGGCGGGAACGGACCGCACGCACCATCCCTTCCCGGTGCAGTTCGATAGGGATGTCGCCGAGGAGATCGTCGGCCTTCTCAATCGAGCCACGAAGGAAATGGAGATGCCTCGGTGATGCGCGACATCCGGAACCCCATGCAGTCGATCGTCTACGCCGTCGACTATCCGCTCTTCTCCTCTGCCGCCCAGGCGCGCAGGATTGACCCAGAGACATCCAAGGCCGCGGCTCGCTCCGTCGACGGCTCCGCGATGCGCGAGGCGCTCGCCGAGGCCTACCGCGCCGCCGGCGCGGACGGACTCACCGACGAGGAGGCCGGAACCCGGACGGGACTCGAGGGCGCTTGGAAGCGATGCTCGGAGCTCCGCCGGGACAGGTTGATATCGCCGACCGGCCGGACCCGGATCGGCTCGAGCGGACGCGCCGCGCGCGTGTGCGTCTGGATCGGAGGCGACCTATGAGGGATGACATCGTGGTGCGGCTGCGCGTCTGGTCGACTTGGCTGGACGAGCGTGTTCCTGACACCGAAGTCGGAAATGACCTCCGCGAAGCGGCCGACGAGATTGAATGGCTAACCGCCTATCTGCGGACTGTCGTTGCCCAACTGGAGGCAAAAAATGACGCATGACAAAGAGGATAGGAGTCGATCGTGCTAGGTGCCGCAATGATGCGCGCTGCCGATGCGAGCGCGCGAGCGCAAATGATCGAACGGACGCAGCGCATAGCGTCACTCGTCACTCCGACTGCATGGGAGATTGCAAAACATACCCATCCGCTCACAAGCGAATCGGAAATGGTGCGAGTTACGGCGGCGATCGCGGTCGAAATGGCTTGCGAGATTCGAGAACTGGCAGCTGCAAAGGAGAAGCCGTGAGCGACGACATCCTCGACCGCATCGAAAAGATCGACCTCTTCGCCGACCCGCCGCAGAAGGTCGGCGACCTGCTCGACGACGCCGGCGCGGAGATCCGCCGGCTCCGCGAGCTCGTCCACTACTGGGTGAGTGGCGCGCAGCACCATGCCGCGAGGGCCGCGGAGAATGGTGAACGCCTTGAATGACTCCCTCGACGACATGGCCGATGAGCGCCGACCGACCGCCGTCGAGTCGATCGTCTCGGCGATTATGGCCGGCGGCTTCCAGTTCGTCCTCTGGACCTTCTGGATCGCGGCGTTCGTCTTCTCTTGCTACTTCTGGCTTTGGCTCGGCTCGAGGCTCGCCTCGCTGATCCAGTCCTGACCCGGAATCTTTTTCCCCCATTGCGGGACGCCGGCTCGTCGCCGGCGTCCTGTTTTTTCCCCGCTCTATAAAACCTCGCCGCGAGCCGATCTAGGTCGCATGAGCGTCGAAGATGTCCTCAAGCTTGTCTCCGTCATCCTGATCCCCTCAATCGGCGCGGTCGTCTGGCTCCTCGGCACGGTCTACGGCCTCCGAGGCGACCTGCGCAAGATCGAGACGGACCAGGCCGCGCAGCGCGCGCAGCTCGAGCAGCTCCAGTCCTCGGTCAACAGGCTGACGACCGCCGTCAACGACCTCACCCTCATCCTCGCGCGCAACGGCCTAGACCGGGAGAGACACAACCATGGCTGACTCGTACAACCCGAGAATCCAGCAAGGCGAGACATGGAGCCTCGCCGTCACCGTGACCGGCGTCAACCTCTCCGGCTACACCGTCCGAAGCAAAGGTCGCGCCGACTTCGCCTCGACGGCGACGACATGGAACACCGCCGGAGGGTCTCCGGTCGGGACGATCTCCGTCAGCGCCGGCGCGAACTCGGTCGTCACCCTGACCCTCACCGCGACGGAGACGGCGGCGCTCACGCCTTGGACGGTCGGCGTCTTCGACATGGAGTATGTCTCCGGCGGCGGCGTCGTGACGAACTTCCTCAAGGGACGGTACGAGGTCTATCCGGAGGTCACCTATGGCTGATGAAGTGACTGTATCGCCGACGAGCCTCTCCGTCTCCGTTTCCGGTACGGCTCCGTCGCTCGGAGGCGCGTCGTCGCTCGGCGTGACCTCGACGCAGCTCAACTATGTCTTCAACAACGCGGTAAACGAGATCCAGGACGCCGACACGGACTCGCGCGTCTGGGGCAACGCGATTCTCGGCGGCGGCAACTCCGTCTACCCGAACAAGATCCTCGGCTACTCGTCCCTCCGCACGATCTGCGGAGGCTACAACAACATCATCGGGACTCTCGGAACGACGGACGAGAACGAGACGATCAACTCGCAGATCCTCGCCGGATCGCATGGCCGGATCGTCTCGCTCCTCGATTCGGCGACGACCAAAGTCTCGCACGGCACCATCGCCGGAGGCGCGTTCAACGAAATCCGGAACGGTGACTACGGGATCATCCTCGGAGGCCGGAACAACATCGTCCAGGAGAAGGAGGGCTACCTCACTCCCGGAGAGTACGCGACCGTCGCGAATGGTTTCTGTGCGATTGTCGGCGGCTATGGAAACACCGCATACGGCTACGGCTCCGGCGTGTTCTCCGGCATCAACAATATCTCGGAATGCAAGACATCCGCCGTCGTCGGAGGACAGAGCAATGCGATCAATATGCCGCTATCGCTCGACGGCGGCATCGGGAATCCGGCGAATGCCACGATGGAAGGTTCTTTCATCGGCGGCGGATACCAGAACCAGATGAACGCGGCCGGATTGAGCGTCATCGTCGGCGGCTCGCTGAACATCATCAACGAGATCCCGGCAGGGGACGGGAACAGCGCGGGCAGCTATCTCGCGATCGGCGGCGGTCGATCGAACAAGATCGCGCGGAGTTCATCCGGTTTCCCGCTCGTCACCGACTGCTCTTACTCCGTCATCGCCGGCGGATACGGGAACCTCGTCAACAACTACGCCGGCACGATCCTCGGCGGTCAGGACAACCAGGTACAGGCGACATACGCGACCGCCTTCGGACGGGACGGACGCGCTCGGATCGCCGGCGCGCTGACGCAGGGAGGGCAGAAGTTCTCTGCGGTCGGAGACGCGCAGACATCCGTCCTCGCGATCAAGTGCCAGACGACCAACAACACGGCGACGACCATGACCTCGATGGGGTCCGCGCCCGTCATCCCGACCGACACGACCTGGACCTTCCGAGCGATCATCGCGGCGCGGAACACAAACAACTCGGTGCAGGAGAGCGCAGCCTACGAAGTCATCGGTTGCATCGACAACCACGCCGGGACGGTCGGCTTCGTCGGAACCCCGAGCGTCACGGTCGTCGGCGAGGATGTCGCCGGATGGGATGTCTCCGTCTCGACGGCGAGCGCCGAGCTCCGCATCCAGGCGACAGGAGAGAACTCGAAGACGATCAACTGGGTCGGCCGGCTCGAGCTCGCCGAGGTCACCGGCTGACGAGGTAGACTGCTTGCCGCGGTCCGTCGAGCCGATGAGAAGAGCAGGCAATAGCAAAAATCCCGGAGGCCTTTGGCATGGCGCAATACAGCTGGTCGATCGTCGCGAACGCGGCATCTGGCACGAACCCGACGAACTTCGTGCAGATGAACTCGTCTATCACACATCAGATTCGCATGGCGTTCAATGTCGGGGCAGCGACCCTGCTCGCGGTGTCTGATACTGAAGCAGGAGCGACCAACACCGCGGCGCAGGTCTACATCCGAGCGGGTACATCCGGTCCTGACTTCGAGATCTGCGGCACGCCGTCGAAGCTCTGGGTAAGGAGCTCTGGCGCGACGACCTCGCAGATCTACGCCTTCGGATGGACCATTGAGAACGCGGACCTCGCGTAAGGAGAGCACGATGAGCGACACGCAGAAGCCTGGATACAAGACGACCGAGTTCTGGCTCGCGACCGCCGCTGCGGTCGTAGGCCTCCTCTTCGCGGCCGACATCTTCCCGAGCGACTCTCCGGGAGAGAAGGCGCTCGGCCTCGCGGCCATGGTCCTGACCTCGCTCGGCTACACGGTCAGCCGCACGATGGTGAAGCGATGAACAACGGGGCGCGGTGGATTCAAGCAGGGACGACCCATAGCTCGGCTCTCGCCCAGTGCGAGGACGGCCTTGAGCGGATGAGGATGCTATCTACCGCGCCCCTCTTCTCTCTCTGGACCGATGTCCGTCGAGAGCTCGACTGGGGAGCCGCGGAGATCGAGCGGCTTCGCGAGGAGAACGCCAGGATGCGCGCGCGAATCGCCGCGCTTGAAGGCGAGGACGCTTGAGATGCTCGAGAGGATCGTCGCACAGGTTGCGCTCGCCCTCTTCGGATGGCTCGAGACGCGCGCGCAGCGGAGTTCGACGGCAGTCGATGCCGATCGAGATCTTCCTCGCCTTCGCTCTGCCGGCGCTCGCGTTCGCGAGTGGCTGCGGGAGCAGGACCGTCTTCGTCCCGGAGGCAAGCCCGATGAGGGTGGGACCGTTCGCGAGGATGCGGGTCTACCACATGGTCGGCGGAGAGTGGACGCTGTCGAACAACCAGATCGCCGTCCCTGAAGGCTGGTACCTGGTCCCTCCGCAGTTCGTCGACGGAAAGGAGTCAGTGGATGCCGATTAGCGTTGTCCCGATTCCAGTCAGCGCCGGAACCCTCTCCGATGGAGACAAGGGCGATGTCACCGTATCGGCGAGCGGAGCGACCTTCACGGTCGACAACGATGTCGTCACCTACGCGAAGATGCAGAATGTCTCCGCGGCGAGCAAGCTGCTCGGTCGCGGAGATTCCGGCTCCGGCGATGTCGAGGAGATCACGCTCGGCTCCGGACTGACGATGACCGGGACGACGCTTTCCTCGAGCGGTGGAGGAGGAGGAGCGCCGACCGACGCCGACTACCTCGTCAAGACCGCGAACGGGAGCCTCTCGGCAGAGCGCGTCGTCGGCGACTCGACGACCGTGACAGCCAATTGGGGGACCGCCGGCGCGGTCAGCTTCGAGCGCGCGGCCCTCTCCGGCGATGTGACGGCGAGCGCGAACTCCAACACGACCGCGATCGCCTCGAACGCCGTCACCTTCGCGAAGTTCCAGACGATCTCAACCGACAGGCTTCTCGGCCGATCGACAGCGGGAACCGGCAATGTCGAGGAGATCACCTGCACGGCTGCCGGCCGAGCTCTCCTCGACGATGCCGACAACGCGGCGCAGCGGACGACGCTCGGCCTCGGCACGCTCGCGACCCAGAGCGGAACCTTCTCCGGTACATCCTCCGGCACCAATACAGGCGACCAGACGATCACCCTGACCGGCGATGTCACCGGATCGGGGACCGGATCGTTCGCGGCGACGATCGCCGCCAACGCGGTGACCTTCGCGAAGTTCCAGAACATCGCGACGAGCCGCCTCCTCGGACGATCCACGGCCGGCTCCGGCAATGTGGAGGAGCTCTCCGCTGGCACCGGACTCTCGATCTCCGGGGGAGTGTTCAGCATCACGGGCATCACGACGAGCGCGGTCGACTCGAGCGACTCGCGGCTGACCGATGCTCGGACTCCGCTCGCGCATACCCATGTAGCTACCGATATCAGCGACAGCACAACGGTGGGTCGGAATGTGCTGAAGGCCGCGGATGCTGCCGCTGCTCGCTCTGCGATCTCCGTCCCGACCATATACTCCGGCACGACGACACCGAGCTCCGGCCTAGGAGCTGACGGCGACCTCTACTTCAAGTACTGACCATGGCAGACAATGTCGGCTACACACCCGGATCAGGCGCGACGGTCGCGGCGGACGACATCGGCGGCGTGCTGTACCAGCGCGTCAAGCCCGTCATCGGCGCAGACGGCAGCGCGACCGACATCAGCGATTCGAACCCGATGCCTATCGCGGCATACGGCGAGCTGGTCGAGGCGATCGAGGCGCTGCGGATGACCTGCTCGTCCCTGCTGCGACTGATGCCGCAGTTGGATTCCAGCTTGAGAATTCGCGTAAACGCGGAGGCCGTCGCGACCATCTCTTCAGTCACGACTGTTTCGACCGTCACTAACCTCTCGCAACTCGGCGGCGTTGACGGTTTCCATATCGCATCAAGCATCTCGCGCGTTGCAGCCGCCAACCTCCGGCAAAACATCACGGTGACCTAATGACGACGACGAACGGCAACAGACGAATCCTCGATGTACCGAGATGGGAGATCATCTCCAATACCATTCCGTCTTCGGCTACTTCTTCGTTTATGCTCGCCGAAAGAAACAATCGGCAGTTGATTTTTTATAACTCGTCCGTCACTTTTTACGCAATAGACCCACATACCGGCGGATGGGTAAATATTCCGGCGAGCGGCATCGGCGGATGGAGCGGTGGATCAGCTGCCTGCGTGAAGAACTTGGGGCCAAGCGGAACCTGCTCCTCCAACGGAACGAGCACCACTCTCGTCACAGCGGACAACCTTCAGCGCGGATTGAACGGCTACAAGGTCCACATCACCGGAGGACCTGGTGCTGGCGATGTGCGAGAGATCCAGTCGAACACGACAGGAGCGAACGCCACGATCACCGTGACGAGCGCATTCAGTGCGTCTCCGACTACATCGACGACATATCGGCTACTCACGCCGAGAGTATTCGCGATGCAGAACAATTCGACTTCTGCAAGCGCATGGAGGAGATACTGCTATGCGCTCAACACATGGGCTGATGTCGCGGCTGTCGGACCTCCGGCATTGTTCGGCACTGATGCACGACTCTGCCCGATTAACTCGTTCGAGTACGGCGACTTCGTTTCCTTCGCCACTGGGACCGCGACATCCGGAGGAGCGAGCACGATCTCGAACAGCGCGAAGAGCTGGGCAACGAACCAGTGGGCGAACCATCAGATCCGGATCACGGGTGGGACTGGAGCCGGACAGATAAGGACGATCTCGTCGAACACCGGAACGCAGATCACGGTCGGCTCCGCATGGACGACGACGCCGGATTCGACATCCGCCTATTCGATCGAGGCGAACGACGACCACATCTACCTGACTGGCAATGGGTCCACTACTTTCTACCGATGGTCGATCAGCGGTGCATCTTGGACGACGATGGGTGCGAGAGGTGGAGCGCCGGGATCTGGGGCCACGCTACATCACGCCAACGACATCAGTCATTCGTCATGGACGAACGAAAGCGACTATCTCAACGGGAGATATCTCTACTCGTACCGAGCAAACACCACTGCGATCCTAGAGAGATATGACATATCCGCGAACTCATGGAGTTCGGTGTCATATGCTTACAATAACGACAACATCCCGAGCGGCGCGACGAGTGCCTATGACAGCGGAAAAATCTACTCGTTCGGAACCTCATTGTCGAGTCCAAGTTTTGTCTATGACATCGTCTCGAATACCAGAGAACCGTACATCGGTCCATTCTTGACCGCGAGCGGGTCTTCCGGTGAAAGATCGACGGTCGTCAAATACATCGACGGAGCCACGAAAATACCGTTCATCTACCTCATTCCTTCGCTTTCACAAGTGCTGATGCGCAACATGGTGATCGAATGACGATCCAGCAACTCATCCAGATCACGCAGAACCGGATCTCGCACCTAGAGACGGTCAAGGCCGAGGCTTTCCGCATCGGTGACGCGGAATCCGTCGAGCGGTATCAGGCCGAGATCGACACCAGCGTCGTCACGCTCGCCGCGTTGAGGACTCTCGCTTGACCTTCCTGACGCTGCTCCAGTCCGGAGGAGCTGCGCCGGCAGGCACGACGGCCTACATCAAGGTCAGCGGCGTGTGGCAGACCGCGACGGTCTACTACAAGGTCAGCGGCGTGTGGCAGACGGCGACGAGCTTCATCAAGGTGACAGGCACCTGGTACTGATTGGCGCACAACTAGGAGAGCAGAGATGAGTGATCAGGTGCGAATCGTTCGTGGCTTTCATGGTCAAGCCGCGCAGGATTGGTTTGTCGCGTCCGTAAATGGAAAGCGCGGCGGCACCTTCGTCGACCTCGGCGCAGGAGATCCCGACAGGAACTCGAATACCGTTCTCCTCGAGCGCGGCTTCGGATGGCGCGGAGTGCTCTCCGACATCGCGACCCGCGATCTACTCGTCCGCGATCGCGCGAGCGAGAACGCCGTTTTCGGAGATGCGTTCGACACCGAGGTCGACGCTGCGATCGTAAGTCTCGCCGGTGAGCGTGGAGAGATCGACTATCTCTCGCTCGACCTCGAGCCTCCGGACCTCACGCTCCGGAGGCTCTGCTCTCTTCCCCTTGATCGCGTCCGGTTTGGAATTGTGACTTGCGAGCACGATCTCTACCGCGATGCGACCGGATCAATAAAGGCGGCGATGGCCGGCGTCCTCGTCCATCACGGATACCGACTCGTCGCGGACAATGTGTTGATGATCGCCGGATCTGGAGAGGAATCCAGACTCGTACCCGTCGAGGACTGGTGGGTTCACCAGTCGATCCACGACTCAAGGGGGGCATCGGCCATCGCCGGCGAACTGCTATTAGAGATCACTCGCAGGCAGCGTGACTCGATCATGAAGATGAGGGAGGCACGATGAAGACCGAGCGCGTACCGATCGACTCCGTCTCTCTCGACCCGGCCAATGTGCGCCGGCACGGCGAGCGGAACCTCGCGACGATCAAGGCGAGCCTATCGCGCTTCGGACAGCAGAAGCCGATCGTCGTCGATGCGGACGGAATCGTCCGCGCCGGCAACGGCACCTGGACGGCGGCGAAGGCGCTCGGGTGGAAGGAGATCACGGTCGTCCGCACGGCGCTCAAGGGCGCGGAGGCGACCGCCTACGCGATCGCCGACAACCGGACCGCCGAGCTCGCGGAGTGGGACGAGGATGCGCTCGCGCAGACGCTTGCCGCGCTACAGATCGAGGACGAGGCGCTCGCGCTCGACACGGGTTTCGACGCGAAGGAGATCGAGGCGCTGACCGCGCCGGACGAAGTGACGGAGGACGAGGTTCCCGAGCCGCCGGCCGATCCGATCACGAAGCCGGGCGACCTGTGGATTCTGGGAGACCATCGTCTGCTCTGCGGCGACTCGACGAAGGCCGAGGACATCGCCTCGCTACTGAACGGACAGAACCCAGCGCTGGTGCTCGCCGATCCTCCGTACTTCGGGAAGGTAGACGCGGACTGGGACAACGATTTCGACGGCTATGAGGGCTTCTTGTCGTTCTTGGACAAGGTGTTCGGACTGTGGATTCCGAAGATGATCGATCGGGGGACAACTGGATGGTGGTGCGCTCCAGACTTTGCGTGGCATATTGAGGAGCGACTAAGAAAGCATGCGGCGGTCTTCAATCACATTGTGTGGAGCAAGGGAAAGAGCCTCGGGACTACCGCATCCGTTGAGGAGATGCGGCGATGGCGACCACGATCGGAAAGGCTGCTGCTATGCGAGAAGCAGCATTCGCCGGACGCGCTGCTGGCATCCTTCAATGCCAAAACCGCACACATCGCGGCGCGTTCTGCCTACGCGTCCATCATCGACCGAATGATGGCGTGGCAGAAACAAGCAGGCCTCACAAATCGCGAGATCGACAAGTGCCTCGGCAAGAATGGCATGGCGGGACATTACTTCGGGCGTTCGCAATGGGCGCTTCCGACACAAGAGGCGTGGGACAGAATGCGACCGCTATTCAAATCGCGCGGTGTTGACATCGGAGAGTTCGACGCCCAGCGCCAAGAGTTCGACGCCCAGCGCCAAGAGTTCGACGCCCAGCGCCGAGAGTTCGACGCCGAAACATCCGACAACCTGACCGATGTCTGGGAGATGTCGGCCCCGCACGGGGAGGAGCGCCACGGGCATCCGACGCCGAAGCCCGTGGCTTTGATATCGAAGCTGGTGTCGGCGCATTCGCGCGCAGATGATCTTGTTGCAGATCCTTTTATCGGCAGCGGCACAACGCTCATCGCCGCCGAGCAGCTGGGCCGCAAGTGCTACGGGATGGAAATCTCGCCGGCCTACTGCGATGTCATCGTGAAGCGGTGGGAGAACCTCACCGGAAAGAAGGCGACCCGTGGGCCGGCCTAAAGCCGACATAAAGCCGGAGCAGGTCGCCGCGCTCGCGCGCATCGGATGCACGCAAGAGGAGATCGCCGCTGTCCTCAAATGCACTCCGCGCACGCTGCGGAACCGCTTCAAGGAGGAGATCCGGAGCGGCATGGACGAGATGCGCGCCAGCATCCGCCGATGGCAGTACATGAAGGCCAAGGACGGGAATGTCGCGATGCTGATCTGGCTCGGCAAGCAGTACCTCGGCCAGAAGGACCGCATGGAGGAGACGCACAAGGCAGAGGTCATCGAGATCGAGCGCATCGCGCCGAAGATCCTCGAGTGAAGCTCCGCGTCCCCGCGATCGAGGCGGTCCTCCACCAGTCGCAGCGCGAGGTCTACCGCTCGCTCGCCCGGTTCAATGTCCTCGAGATCGGACGCCGATGGGGCAAGACTACATTCGGCGAGCAGCTGGCGATAGACGATCTTCTCTCGGGACAGCCGATCGCGTGGTTCGCGCCGAGCTACAAGTACCTCGCCGACCCCATGCGCGACTTCGAGCGCGCGCTGAAGCCGCTCGTCTCGCGGATCGACCGCGTCGAGAAGCGGATGGAGTTCCGCAACGGCGGGACGCTCGACTTCTGGACGCTCGAGGACGGCGACTCCGGCCGCGGCCGGTCGTATCGCCGCGTCTTCGTGGACGAGGCCGGATTCGCTCCGGGCCTCCTCGCATGGTGGCGCGCCGTCGCGCGCGCGACCCTCGCGGACCGCAAGGGAGGCGCGGTCTTCCTTGGCACCCCGAAAGGGACGGGCGACTTCCATCGGCTCTACCTCGAGGCCGAGAGCGACACCTCGGGCGAGTGGCGCGCCTTCCGGCTCGGCAGCGCCGCGAACCCGCACCTCGACCCCGGCGAGGTCGAGGCCGCTCGACGGATGCTGCCGGCCGAGGTCTTCGCGCAGGAGTTCGAGGGCGTCCCGGCCGAGGATGGCGGGAACCCGTTCGGCCTCGACGCGATCCGGGAGTGCATCGGTCCGCTCTCCTCTGCTCCTCCCGAGTGCTACGGCGTCGACCTCGCGAAGAGCCAGGACTACACCGCGGTCGTCGCGCTCGACAAGGACGGCGCGGTCTGCCGGCTCGAGCGGTGGCAATCGCCTTGGAATGTCACGCGCGAGAGACTCGCCGCGATGATTGGAGACAAGCCGGCGCAGATCGACTCGACCGGCGTCGGCGATCCGATCGTCGAGGATCTCCGCAAGATCTGCCGGCGCGCCGAGGGATTCAAGTTCACCTCCCAGACGAAGCAGCAGCTCATGGAAGGCCTCCAAGTCTCGATCCAGACGAGGGACATCCGCTTCCCGGACGGATGGCTCCGAAGTGAACTAGAGGCCTTCGGCTTCCGATACTCCGGTAGAGGAGCCGTCGCCTACGAGGCCACGGTCGGACACGACGACGGCGTATGCGCGCTCGCGCTCGCGGTCCTAGCGCGCAGATCGAAGCGGCCTCTAGTTCTCAAGGTCATCTGAATGAGCCTACTCCGACGACTCAAGGCGTTCACGAATCAGCGATGGCTCCAGTCAACCTTCGCCGTCATCTCTGGCGGGAAGGACGCGAAGCGCCCGGACTTCGACTACCGCGCCGCGGTCATGGCGTACCGCTCCTGGGTCTACGCCGCAGCGAACCTCAACGCGGTCGCCGTCGCATCGGTCCCGCTCCGGCTCTATGTGCGCGCTGACAACGGCGGCGCGAAGCTCTGGAACACGCGCCGTCCCTCGCGCAGGCAGAAGGCATACCTCGCCGGAGCATCCGAACAGCGTCCCGGACAGTACGCGCGCCGCAAGGCCGCGGAGTTCGGCGACGACTACGAGGTCGTCGAGGACTCGCATCCGATCCTCGAGCTGCTCGCCAAGGTCAACCCATACCAGAACGGCTACGACGCGACCGTTCTCCGCGTGCTCTTCACCGAGCTCACGGGCAACGCCTACCTCCATCCGGTCATCGACCAGACGCTCGGCATCCCGGTCGAGCTCTGGCCCATGCAGTCGCAGTTCGTCGAGATCGTCCCCGGCCAGAAGGAGTCGGCGAACTTCATCGAAGGCTACCTCTACGGCGTGAAGCAGGAGCAGAAGCAGCTCTTCAAGCCGGAAGAGGTCATCCACTTCAAGCGGCCGAACCCGGCGAACCTCTACTACGGGATCGGCAAGGTCGAGGCCGCATGGGGCGCGGTCATGGCGAACGCGGCGCTCCATGAGATGGACCTCTCCTTCTTCGAGAACAAGGGTCGGCCGGACTGGCTCCTCTCGATCAAGGGCGAGGCGTCTCCCGACGAGATCGAGCGCTTTGAGGCGCAGATCGACGAGAAGCTCCGCGGCACGAAGCGCACCGGGCGCTTCCTGACGGCGACCGCCGACATCGATGTCAAGCCGCTCTCGTTCCCGCCGAAGGACCTGACGGGCCGCGACGAGATCGTCGAGGAGATCGCCGCCGTGTTCGGCGTTCCCGTCTCCATGCTGAAAGCGAACGATCCGAACCTCGCGAGCTCGACGACTGGATTCGCCCAATGGAAGGAGACGACGATCCTCCCGATGCTGCGGATGGACGAGGAGACTCTGAACCAGTCTCTCCTTCCTCTGTTCGGCATCGAGGGAGACGCCTTCCTCGCCTATGACAATCCAGTCATGGAAGACGAGCGATTCGCGCTCGAGTCGCGCCGCGCCGCCGTCGCCGGCGGATGGCGCACCGCGAACGAGGCGCGCATGGAGGAAGGCCGCGAGCCGATCGACGATCCGATGGCGGATCGGCTCCTCATCAACGGACAGCCGCTCGGCGGACCGCCGCCCGCGGCGCTCCCCGGATTCGGCGCGGCGTCTCTGGAC